TTGTTCTCTGCTTCTTCCTGCACTCTATAGGCATGGATTCGCGGAGCCATAAGCTGTTGTGCATCCTCGTAGCTGTACCCACGATTATTGACAAGGTAATTGATAACTCCTGCCTCATACTCTGCAGCAGTAGGCTTCCGTGTAGCTATGTTATTTCCCTGTGCCACAACCTGTGTGGCTGCTGTGGGTGCAGGTGCTTGTGTAGGAGCAGGACTAACTGCTGGAGCTATTGCCTCCATAGAGCCTGCTCTACTTGCCACATCGTTAAGCAGTCCTGCCTGTTGGGCAACATTGGTAGGTTGTACTGTAGGTGCAACGGTCTGTGGTGCTACGTTCACAGCGTTACCGGTTGGCATATTCCCATACAGTGCAGCCTGTTTCATGAATGCTTCCTGATCCGCAGCACGTTCCTGGTCCTGCATCTCACCAAACACGCTACGGCTATTAAAATTATCGTAAGGCATGTTGTCACCACCTTAATAAATCCCAGGATTTCTTGATAAAAGACTACCTAACGTTTTCCTGATATCTATTTTTCTGTTCATTGCCTGAGCGAAAGGAGTAGGGCCTGATGTATTTACCACCGCTAAATTAGGAGCAGGGTCATCCGAAGGAACTCCATACTGTTCCATCCTCATGTCAACTTCAGGTATATATACATCCGCAGAAGTTGCCGGTGCTGCAGGTGTCGAAGGCTGTGTGGCAGCATTTACTGCAGCGTTCACAACAGAACCTAACAAACCACTACCACCAGAAGAGGATTCATTTTGCGGTGCATTCAGTTCTCCAGCTCCCATCCTCTGCAATTCTTCCGGAGTAAACCCACCATAATCTTTAATCTGCTGTAACTGTTCCGGTGTATAAGGAATCGGAGTTGGATTCGGGTTCGGAGCTGCAGTCTGCGGTGAACGAGGAATGTTGTCTGCAGACGGAGCAGAACCAGCACCTGCTACACCCGGATAAATCCCTCTTGCGGTATCTACTACAACACCAGGATTAGCACCAGGAACACCATACACGCCACTCGCATCAGCACCAATAGCAGGTCCTGCAACACTACCAGGAATCACGTTATTCATGTTTCGCACACCATTGGTATAAAGGGTGGCGTTGCCCGGATTGTAACCAGAATTGTTGGTCATATCTCGCCATGCATCTTCAACAGAACGAATACCGCCATTGTTGTTCATAGTTACACCGCTTGCGTTGCTCTGCTGCGGGGTACGAGGGATGTTATCCGCAGCGGGTGCGGAACTTCTTCCCTGATACATGTTACGGCCGGTATCACTATTTCTGTATGCATCAAGAGCAGCGTTTCTTGCAGCCCATTCACTGTTAGAAGACGGAGCGGAAGTGTTTGGTACACCGGTTACCCCATTAGCATTTGCACCGATGGCATTAGGAGAAGGACTTGATCCGGCGCTTACAATGTTTCCGTTTTCATCTCGCTTCAAGCCATAACGTGCCAAGAAATCGGCATCGGCTTTCCGCTCGGATTTTGCTCTTTTCCTACCCCAATAGTTTTCACCTAATGCATTGCCGATGAGGTATCCAATACCCAATGCAGGGTTCTGGTTCATCATCCGTAAAATATTATTGTTGATTTTGTACCTGGTATCTTCTGATTTGGGATTTAAATTTCTGTAATTTTGATCTGCCATGTTCAATCACTCCTTCACCACTCGGTCGTGCCGCCTTTGGCAACGAAGCCGTCAGCGTAATAATTATTTTCACCGCTTACTTTCAGGTCGTACACCTTGCAGAATTCATCGTATTCAATAGACTGGATGACCAACCCGCCATGCAGTGTTTTTCCAATCTTCATGTTGCCTACCGTTACAAACGTGCCGTCAGCACACAGCAACGGCTGTGTAGAAGTGGTCAGTACAACGTGGTAGTTGCCATCCTTGTCCTTTGCGGTCAAGGCGTAAGTGTCAGAATGATGCGGTTCCATAACATCGGTAACTTCTTCCACCGATTCTGTACCATCTGCATGGGGGCAAAGCACCTTGTCGCCCTTAACAACATCCTGAATATATTTTGCAGTACCATCTGCCATCTTAATAAACGTATCCTCTGCAAAGCACCATGTGGATGCCCAGCCGGAAGCAAGTCCACCAAACAGGCCGCCCAATGTACCGCCCAAACCACCGCCACTTTGACTTTGTGTGGATGTCGTTGTACCTTTTCCTGAAACCGCTGCCAATGCACCGGACCCGGCAGGGCTTAACCCTAACGATGCCGTCCACAGGTTGAGTGCCGGTTGCTGTGCCGCTTCCTGTGCTGCTGCACCAGTGGAAATTCCAGCAGTTGCACTGTCTATCAGATTCCCATACAACCCTGCGTTTGTAGCGTTCGTACCAAGCGTATTCTGCAACTGGGTCTGACTCATATCGCCCTGTACGCCCAACGCACCCAATGTGTTTTCATACTGCTGTCCTGTCAGTCCGGCAACCCTGTCGATGTTCTCGCCATAGGATTTTGCCACGGTATCCGCAGCGTTCTTGGAGATGTCGTTCATTGCCGTGTTGGTCACGGAACTGTTCAGTACCCCACGCTGGCCCAATGTATTCAATGCACTTCCCATTGTGTTCTGTAACGTGGAATTAATAGCATTCTGCATGTTCTCCTGATACGCAGTCGGTAATACGCCATTGGCAAGGCTGGCAATCTGTGCGTTGGCCTTGGTTGTAGCATCCACATACTGCGGGGTCAAAGAGGACAGTACACCGTTGGCACTTTCTGTTGCCGCATTATTACTGCCTAACAGCCCCTGTATCCCATTCTGCGCACCGCTGATCTGGCTTTGCGCACGGTCATTCAGTGTGCTGAAGTCCACCTGATTACTGCCGATGGAATCCCACAAGATATTGGCAGCCGTGTTGTTAAGTCTTTCCGCGTTAGGCATATACTTCTTTGTCAGTTCGTTGCTTAACGCCATCATTTCCTTTTCTTCGGCAGTCGGTGTGTAAGTCGTTGTGGATGTGGTATTCCCTTTGAATCGGCAATGCTTTGTCAATTTGTTAAAATCGAAGCTGTTATCTTTTCTGTTGTAACAAAAAAGGAAAAGCATTGTAATCGCACCTTCTTTCTATTCCAACTTCGGTTTCTCACCGGGTATCAGGTACTGAATCACCCAGTAAGTATCCTTACGCGTTCTTGCATCTTCGCCCCTGTATGTGAGAGTCGCGTACCTCCCAAACGGGTCTAATGTCAGGAAACGGCGCTGTCCGTCTTCGTTTTTCCACTCTTTCACCACCTTGTAGTCCCAAAAACGAATGTAAGCGTCTACGTTCCGTGTGCAGATGGTGGCAACGTACTTTAACCCGTTTTGCTTCGCCACCAGTTCTGCCACATCATGCCAAAACCGACCATCTCCAATGACGTATAAAACGACAAGCATCCTTGCGTCAAAGTCGGCCTTGAAAGTCATTATGCCCCGGCGTTCGTGATAATTCACTGTGTAACCATCCGGCAGTGTAAACAGGTCGCCGGTCTTTTCCTCGTACCACTGCACCCATTCCTGCGGTGTTCCAGCCTTTAATCTTTTCATTCCCTATACCTCGGTAACATAAAACTTAATAAAATCAATCCCAATTTTGGCCTGTGTCTCTATCTTCAACGTGTCCTGACGGCACACGCTGAATACATATTTCTCATTCCTGCGGTCACCCAACAGATACCGCAGCTTTTTGTCTGCCCACCGCAGATATACAGGGCTTAATCTCGGTGTACCTTTAATCCCTACATCTATCATCCGTGTGAACAGCCTGCGGCTGGAAGCGAACTCCCTCGTTTCAATGAGTTGGTCTATCGGTGTGCCGTTGTCCGTGGCAAAACTGTTGCTCCAACGATATAAACCCCTTGTGGTCGCAATGACCACACCGTTCGTTGTTTCCTGCATGTCTATGACCGGAATCGCAAATTCAAAGTAAAGGCAAGCTCCAATGTCATACTGGAAACAGTACAGCTTTTTCTTCCCTTCATCCGTGGAAGTGTCCGGCTGTATCAATAACTGCCGTTTGCGATACATGTTATAGACCCTTGGGTTGTACACCGTCCCGGATGTCAGGGATTTGTTAAACTTCCGCGCAAACTCCGTGTTCACAGAAAAGTTGCCATAGGTCTGCACGGCTTCCAGTGATTTCAGCCCGGTGGTCGTCATAAACGCTATGGTGCTGCCTAAATCACTTACGCCGTCTGCTGTTATAGTGTCGCTGTGGTCACCAATCATCTGCACCGTCCAGTTGGGATACTCCCCGGAAAGGGAATATATTCTGCCATTTGTTTTGAATATCGCAATGTCACCGCTGATGGGCATAACGGTCAGTATGTCGCCATCATCTTTGTATCCGATCTCCAGCCACTTGGAAGTGCTATCGTCATTGGTGTTCTCTGTCCACCCTGTTTCGTAGGGGTCGCCTACCGCGGAATAGTACAGATTGTCATCGCCGCTGTGCGTGACCACCAGCCTGCCAAATCGTTCAAACACAAAGTCACATAACCGGCTGGCATCTATTGTGGTAAGCTCATGCGTGGAATAATCGTAGTATTGCAGCTTCCCACCGCTGGCAATAAATATTTTCCCATCAAACCGACAAAAGTGTGGACGCAGTGTCCCGGTCAGGGTGCCTGCCCACACCGGTGCATTTCCCGTAAGGTCATCTTCGTACACGCTTTCGTCTGCCAAAACCACCAACATTACATTGGTCGATTCGTCATAAAAAATTGCCTTTATATCTTCTTCATAAATAGAAAGCGGGGCGGATAAACCACCCCGTGTTACAAGTTTATTCTTGTCGAATTCAAAGTTTTTGATCTGCTGGTATTCGTTAGGCGCTAACAGTTGCGGTGCTACACTGGAATTAATGCCCCCAGTGAAGTCTGAAAACTCAATGGCCTGCAACTGCCCGTTTACCTCTTTTCTCTGTAGTGGCATGTACACCACCCTTTCTTATTTGACTATTCATTCCCACACAATTTCGTTGACTTCCTCTACCGTCTGTGCTTCGTTTACCTCAACCTTTAACTCGTTGTACTTTATGTGCAGGCTGTTACTTCTGTACGCTGCCATCGAATTGATCTCTGCAAAGTCTTCAACGGTTAACGGCACACGTTGGTTGTCAGCCGTAGTCCACAAGATGCTTTCCATGCCCTCGTTGTCCATTAATGCCTGACGTGCGATAGCTAACCTGTCACGACTTTTATCGTCGTAGTCGAACGAGCCCTTGTCGGTCTGTATCGGCTCAACTTCTTTGGTGTCACGGATAGATTTAAATTCCGCTATTTTCTGTGCTTTCACTTCGTCTAACGTGGGTGCAGGAACCTCTACCACTTCGTAATATTCGCCTTTATCCTCTATCACGGCGTTGTTGGCATTGCACCAATCTGCCGCCTGTGAATATCCGTCAAGTGCTTCCTGTGTTTCTAACGGTTTGTAAATTTTTGTTCCTATCATTTTTTCTCTCCCCCCGTTAACTCCAACTTCCTATTGCAATATATTGGACAGTAATTGTGTTGTCGACATCGTTGCCTACTTTAAAATTGGTTTTCGTTATACTTTCAATACTTACTCTATGACTGACAGTGTTTTCCCCTCTAATTAAAACTGGCACGCCAGAAAATGCCGCAGGGAACGTAATTGTTTTATAGTCTTCATTATACAAAATCTCAAACTCCCCCCAACAAATCTGTCTGTTGTTGTTAAACCGTATGTAATTGGTTCCTGTAGCAGATATATTGTTTGTGTTGGTACTGTTAATTGTAATTACGCCGTTTGCGTCGGAAGTAACTGTCGTAGCATTGGTGCCTTTAATGGTAATGGTGTTGCGGACTGTCGAATTATCCGTATTTACAATTTTGGTATTTCCGTTGGTCGTAGCCGCATTTGCCGCCGTCCCGGAGCCGACATAAAGGTGAGATGTCCAGTGCGTATCCGTAAATACCGCATTGGACGGAACAGATTTTTCTAACTCGTAAGTACACGCAGTAACAACACCATTTGCATTTACATATACTGGCTTGGAAGCAGAACCTACGGATTTTGGAACACAATCTTTAACGTATGCCGTAGTAGCAATAGCAGTAGAGTCGTTTGTCTGTGCAGGAGTTGGAGCATAGGTAAACCAATTGCCGTTTGTATCGTACCCTACGCCAATTCCTGTCCATGCATTGTCGGTAGTAGTGCCTTTATAGGCAATAAGGTCAACACGATTACCCTTGCCTGTATCGTAACGATGATATATCCCCCATGTAGTCTTACCGGCAGAATCCGTTCCATACAAGTTAACATGATTAACATTCGCCGAAGGAGCCGTACCTCTTGTAAAATCAGTGTCTTGTATTAAAATACGAGGGTCTGATTTCTTGACCGTTATATTCCCGGAAAGTGTACCACCATCTAACGGTAAGAATACATTTCTTACCCATGCTGTCGTAGCAATTTTAGTAGAATCGTCCGAATCCGCCGGGGTTGGTGCATATGTATACGCATTGCCACTACCATCAACATATACTCTGATACTTGCGTTTCCCGTGTTGGTGTTAGTCGTACAGTTGTATGCGTAAATACCAGTAGAGACAACATTATTCGCATCTAACGATGTCTCCAACATACCGATACGGTTGCTATAACCTGCAATGTCTTTTCCGTAAAAATCGATGCCCCAATATTGTGTTGAAGACGGTGCAGTACCTTTAGTGACGTTTGTATTTTGTGCAGAAATTGCGAAATTTTGTGCAGAACCTGTTAATTTAATTCCACCGCCGATACTACCATTGTTACGGTTGATGACGAGTTGACCGTTGGTATTTACATGGGCTGCCCCGTCCAAATCTTTATATACGCCCAAAAGTGCGTTACTGGTTGCACCAGACGTAAAATCATAGGATATTATTTCTGTCCCGGTTTTCCCATTGGCATCCACAAACGCCCGGTACTCGCTCATACGGTTGGCAGTCGCAGTCCCCGCAGTGTCATATATGATATTGGATATCAACCAGGAAGTAGAAGAGGGTTTCGTACCCTTCGTCAGACTTGTCTTTTTGGCAATACTTCCCGTAATGGTACCGCCACTCAAAGGCAGATACGAATGGGTATGGCTTGTCAATGAATAACTTGATAAATTGGATTTAACATACGCTGTGGTTGCTATTTTTGAGGAGTTATCTGACGTTGCTGGCGTAGGGGCAAACGTATAGGGGTCGCCGCTTGCGGGATAAACAACACCGATACTTTCATTATCAGAAGAACCGCTTGCGTTCTTGTATGATACCATTCGTGTTATTACATTACCGTTGGTTCCGATTTCGTTACGAACCATGCCCAATAAGTGAGCATCAGAAGCCTCACCGCTTGCGTCTGCAAATCTTACGCTCTGTTCCTTCCATGCCGACGGGTTGGTTCCTTTGGCAGACACGCCCGGTTGTTGGAAAACAAGTAATCCATCCGCAAATATAGAAGCGGGAAAAGACGCACTCCCATCATTTTTAAACACAAATTCTTTTGCGTTTGCAAATGTATTGCAGTTCGGCTTAATGTAAACATTCCCATCTGCACATACATAACAGTTCTCTGCGGAGTTTCCCGCTAATGCGTTTAACTGTGCAGAATAACTTTCACCGCCACCGATAATCGTATTACCGCCACCGCCGAAAGCAATATTGTTGCCATATTGAGAGTTAGAAGTGTTGGCTCTGATAACATCCGAAGTATACGTTGTCCCAGACCCATCATTGTAGGTCGTTGTTACTTTTAACGGAATCGTGTTATTCGAGGTGATACTCCCTGTCATAGTACCACCAGCAAGTGGTAAGTACGAATGCGTATGTGAAGTATTTGATTTTCCATCTAACGCTTTTTCTAATTTACCTAACGCGCCGTTCAATGTGTCGGTTGCCGCCAATGCAGATGTCGCAGAGGGTTTCGTATAACCAGTAAGTACGTTTCCAGTGATATCGCCAGTGATTGTGCCAGTACCGCCACCTACAGTAAAACTTGTACCACCCCACGTCAAAGAACCGTTTGGATTGCCGAAAAGGTCGTATGAGTTAGTAGCGTTTCTCGCATATGCACCAAACCCACCGCCAGCAGTAGCAGAAAAGTCTGTTGACCTTAAATAAAATCCTGCACCATCTCTGTTAGTCCAGTTCCACCCAATGTCAAAGTTCTTGCCATCATTATTTAAATCGATGCCTGCACTTCTATCGTTCAGCCCTGTGAACAGAATGCTTCCTGTCATCGTTCCACCGCTTAACGGTAGGTAGTCGCCCAAATCATTCGTTAAAGCAAAATCGGCTAATTCTGCCTGCACGTATGCCGTGGTTGCTATCCGGGTAGAATTGTCGTCTGCCGTCGGTGTAGGTGCTGTCGGCGTCCCTGTCAGGGCCGGACTGGCAAGAGGTGCTTTCGTTCCGATCTGTGTCGCTACCGTGGTCGCAAAATTGGGATCGTTGCCCAAGGCATCTGCCAGTTCGTTCAGCGTGTCCAACGTAGCCGGAGCGGAATCGACCAGCCCCGCCACAGCATCAGCTATTGCAGTATTCGTATACGTTGTAGTCGCATACCCTGCATCGTTGGTAAGGTCAGATACCTTTGTTGGAATATCCGGTGTATATGTGATTGTCGTGTCATTGCCTTTTGTCAACGTCAGCGTGTCACCTGATACGGACGCACTCTTGATGTAATCGGCAGACGAAACTTCCACATAATCGTTCAAATCCAACAGCGTTGCATAATCCTCCAGCTCTGCCTGTACATACGCTGTCGTGGCAATCTGATCCGTGTTCGTTCCTGCCGTTGCCGTTGGTGCGGTTGGGATACCGTCAAACGCAGGACTGGTCAGCGGAGCAAATCCGCTTGCGTAATTTTCCACGGTCTGCGCTGCGTTGGAAGCGGTTGCGGCAGAAACAGCAGCTGCTGTTGCACTGTTAGCGGCTGCCGCAGCAGATGAAGCTGCCGTGTCTGCTGAAGCAGATGCGGAGTCCGCACTGTTTTCTGCATCCTGTGCAGAAGCTAACGCATCGGCAGAAGCGTTTGTTGCGGTAGTAGCGGCAATCTCTGCGCGTTCCGTATACTGCGTGATCTCATACAATACGCTGCCATCGATACCCATAGTAGGATTTGACGGCAGTTCCCCATCTGTCAGACCGCTTTTTTCTACATGCACCTCTACCGGGTTAACCGTAATAATCTTGTTTTCCGCATTAGGCCGGTTATTGCCAAACACATTGGCAATGAACACACCCTCGTCCACCAGCACTTCCCACGGAACAGTACATTCATCGTTCGCATCCAGCTTGATGCTGAAGAACAAATCGTCACGCTTGAACTGTGCTATCTTGATAACATCATCCCAGTCATCCGAAAACAGGAACTTTGCTCCAAGATATCCCTGCGAATCCGCGACCACCTTGCCACGGGTCGTCAGATACATGCTTTGGTTCCGAACCGTGAACACGATTTGATGTACATACCCGCCTGCTCCGGTAGTGGAACTGTTCGTAACAGCCGTCACCGCATCCGCATGGGCCTGCAATGCCGCAGCATCTTCCTGACTTATCGTTCCTGGGTTTGCGATGAAGCCACTGGGAAGCACGGCTATCTTGATTGTATTGGCTGTAATAATGGTTGCTTCATTATTAATACTGCCATATACGCTGACGAAGAACTCACCCTCACCAGCTAACACAGACTGCGGAACAACGCACTCCCCTGTAGACGCATCAATGGTCACGTTGGTGGTGGTAGTCCCACGGGTAAACTGTGCTACCTTTACCGCTCCGTCCCAATCGTCCGTAAATGTAAAGGCGGCGGTCAGATAGTTCTTGCTGTCTGCCACCACCTTGTTCACGGTCAGTAAATATAATCTTTGGTTTTTAACTTGAAAGATCAGTTTCATTTACATCATCCTTTTCAGGCTCTAAATGGTAAACCTCTCCGTTGATCAACTTGATATTTTCAAGGTCTGAATACGCTTCCGCCGCATATATGGAAACAATCCCTTCCATTGGTTCTATCGGACCGGTTGCGGTTGATACGCATTTGCCAGTGCTGTCGAATTGATAAAACACGGTATCACTCCTTTATTTGATGCCGATTACACGATAGGGAACACTTACATAATCGCCACTTGAATCGTTGTCATAATTAACCGACCTTACTCGAAGCCTTTTTCCGTTTGAAGTTGTTACAACTGTTACATACGACCTCGTACCCATAGGTTCATAGCCACCTTCGGTATTATAGTAAGCGAAATCATTATCCACATACGCTGTACACAAGCACTGCTCCCATGTATATCCACTCGGCAATGGCACTATTCCGTTATTACCACTTACAGTACCTTCGATAATCGCTGATGACCTTACTGTAAATCCAGCACTCGTTATCAAGTCAGCCGAAATACTTCCTGTTGATATTGTCGCAGAAGTCAGTGTTGCACCCTTAATATTCCCGTTCGCATCAACGCTGAACGTGTTTGCCGCATTCTTTATGGTGCTACCAATTATCGTAGCGCCTGTGATAGTGCCACCTGTAATCGTACCCGATGTCATGGAGGACGATGTCAGGGAAGCACCTTTTATTGCACCATCTTTACTGACGGTAAATGTGCTGTTTGCGTTCCGTATCGTGCCGCCTATCAGCGTTGTGCCTGTCAGCGAACCGCCTGTCAGGTTGCCTACATTTGCAGAAACCGCCTGCAGGTTGGTCACGCTTATCTTGTCTGCCGTTATCGCACCGGCTGCAATGTTGTTGGCCTGTATCCTGTCGGCCTCTACATCGCCTGAATATATCTTTTGCGCTGTAACAGCCCCAGCCGCCAACTTTGCTGTGGTCACCGCATTGGCAGCTATTTTGTCAGCGATAACGCTTCCAGCCTTTATTTCTTTAGCGGTAACTGCATCCGCATCGATTTTCCCGGCGATGACGGCTTTTGCTCCGATTTTATCGGCAGTTACCGCACCTGCTTTAATCTGATTTGCTTCTACCGCATTAGCCGCTATCTTTCCGACTGTTACGGCATTAGCCGCTATCTTCTTTGCAATAACCGCACCATCTGCAATAGCTACCTGACCAATAGCCCCTTCAGCAACCTTACCCGATGTTACGGCTCCGTCTGCTAATTTGCCTGAAGAAACCGCCCCATTGCCAAGTTTTACTTCGGTTACCGCACCGTTATAAATTTTGGCAGAGGTCACTGCGTTACTTGCAATTTTCCCGGCAGAAATCGCTCCGTCTTTAATCGAACCTCCGACAATGACCGAACCGTCAAACACAGTGTTGCCCGTAACGTGTAGGTACTTTCCATCAATGGTGGTTACTGTGGGCTGGATGTTGATACGATTTACAATTTCCTTGCCGGTTAAATCAGTATCCTTTACGCACAGGTCGATGCCATTGGACAATGCAGTAATCGCCGCATAATTTACTTTCGTGGGGTCTGTTTTGCTCAACTCCGTGACCACCGCGGTAATGTCTGTGCTTGTCTGCGAGATGTTAGTGGCATTGGTCGCTACGTCGCGTTGTATTGTCTGCACCGTGGTATCAAACCCATTCGCCCTTTGGGTCAGGTTGGATATATTGGTGTTTACGGTGTTCAGGCTGGTCGTATGGGACGATACTGTGGAGCTAATACCGTCAGCCGTCTGTTTCAGCGTATTAATCGCCGCATAGGAGTTGCTCCCATCCGGTGTCACGCTTAAATTGGCAATAACAGTATCGATTCGCCCGCTGTCAGCATTGACCTGATTTTGCAACAGCGTGAACTGTTCGGTCGTGCCTTCGCCCTGTTCGACAATGATATCCAACAACCGGTCGTTTAAGTCGTCTACCGCATTCAGCGCAGTAGTTGCCTTGTCTACCGCAGCTTTGGTAGCTGCGTCAAACTGGCTATAGGATATCTCCGGCAGGTCGATCAGATTCAGCACCGTTTTCATGTTCCCGCTTGTTGAATTCGACCACTCGCTGTAACCTACCGAGTCCAAGAACCGGTAACGTACCGATATACCACCCGTAAACTGGAAGTACACGAACTGATTGTTCGTGGTTTCAAAGTAATTGACCGTGTCCTCCCAGTCGATGATTTCCAACTCATACCCGGTACACCGGACCGGAAGCGGGTCCATTGTGATGACCACACCGTCCAATGTCATTTCCAATGTAGGAGCATTAGGTTTTGCCGGTGCTGAAATATTGAACGTGTGCGTAGCAGGCTGGCTGTACGTTCCGTAAATGTTACGGATAAACAGGTAAGCCGTGCCGCTCCGTACCGGGGGATTCGCTCTTGAATAACTGTTCCGGGTGCTGTCCAGCCGGTTTGCGTTCCATGTTCCTGCCAGCCCATCCAACCGCAGTTCAAAGAAATCTACATAGCCGTTGTCAACAAATTGCCATTCCCACAGCGGGCCTTCATCATCAAAAGTCAGATAAAACTGCGTGGGAGCAGACGGAACAAGAACGCTGCCCTGAATCGTGATGTCATCATACGGCGCATCGTCAAAGTCAGCCGTACCGCTGTTGGTATTACAGGCCACCACCTTTACATAATAAGTGGCTCCTGCATTGACATCGGGAATCGTGTAGGTCACGTTGCTCGTTGTCCCCACCATATGATACGCATTCTCCGTAGATTTTTTCATCCATATCTGCGCGTTCAGGTAGTTGGTTACGTTGGTGTTATCAAACTCCACGAAGATGTTGTTGATGGGGTTCCCCTTGGAATCATAGTCGTGCTGTTCTGTCAGGCGTAATCCAAAAACCTGCTCTACCGCACCTGCCCCAATACCGTCGATCTTATCCTGTGTGTCATCCCGGAACGCCTGCAAAAACTTTTTCAGTTGTGCCACAAAACTTTTGCCGTCACCGCTTACGCTGTTCGGTATCTGTTCCAGCCTTGACCTGCCGTTGTCTTGGCTACCCATTGTTCATCACCCCGCTGTTGCCGTTGGTGTTCCTTGTGTTAATGCCGATGTTCCTGCCAAGCCTCCTGCCACCGCCTGTTGCAGTGCGGTCACAAGCTGGCTGTCCTGCCCTATGTTATATGCATTCTCGTTCAGTGCCAACAGCACCGCTCCCTTAACCACAACCTCGTTGATGGCATCGTTGGTAAACGGCATACTGTCGCTCGTCTTCTCCACCTTGCCTACGTTTGCAAAGTAGCGGAAACGGATTTCTTCCAAGCTGTCATCCAAGAACTCCACCGTTCCGTCCGTGATGCGGATCGGGTACGTTCCACACGCAAACATATAGTTTTCGGGGAGTTCGTCTCCGTCTTCCAGCTGGATTGTCTTGACAATCGGCGGGTAGCGGTTGGCAACGAGCAAGGCACTGATTTGCTGTAATGCCGTATTCAGAAAGTCGATGGCGCGGTCAACACCCCATTCGTTGTTGTTGCCCCTACCTGCCGCCTTTATCCTGTTTACTGCTTCTTCAACCAACATTGCCTACACCCCGCTTTTTGTCATATGTCTGCAACGGAATATCCGTTGTCACGATATTGTTAATAGTGTTGATAACCGCCGTAGGTTCTGCACCCTGCATCATCAGTATTGTGGTCTGTACGATAAGCCCCAAACAGTACGCAGGCATTGCGATAACACCGCTCTGCAAAGAGTCTATCGGCCCAATAAACTTCTTATAATACAGCGTATACGCAGGCGCACCACAGTAAATCTTTTCCCCTACAACCTTGTATTCGTGGGTCTGTGGGGTCTTGGTGAGGTATGTCGGGGTCAACGTAAAGCCGTTTCCGTCCGTCACCTCTTTTACCGCCTGAAAGTCATCAGGTAGGTTCGCTCCGTTTGATGCACTCGCCGTGTTGTATGTCTGTGATGCAGATAAGAAGTCCAAGTCCTTTGCAGTGATGACGGCAGAGATAGCGGTTAATGCCCTGTTAAGAAAGGTTAAGATTTGAAAGTCCGAAACTTTCGCTTCATCAAAATCATCTATTGCGAGCCGAACGTGTTGTACGACCCTTGTTGCCGGAATGCTCATCGTTCATCACCCCTATTGCTTTTGTGGCTGTGCTACCCCGCCGACCGCAGACAGTATTGCGTTCTGCAAGTCGGAAAGCAACGCCTTGTCCTGTGATATATCCAGTTCCTGCTGGTTGTTTGCGTACACCGCGGCAAGCCGTATAGCGACCCTTACCAGCGCTTCGTTCGCCAGCGGAACATCCTCGTTCATGTCTGCCCTGCCAAACCCCACAAACATCCGTATCGTAATCGGTGGTGTGCCTATTGGAACAGCCGTCCTGCCCGTCACCTTGACCGGGAAGATGCCCGCCATCTTGATGTAGTTTTCAGGCAACTCGCTCCCCGATGCGGAAGTTATCGTCATGTCCTGCAACAGGACGGGAGAATTAACAGCCGCAAGGAACTGCGAGATATACTGGATGGCTTCATTGAAGTATGCCAAGACTTCCTCGTTGGCAAGCCCTACCTCGTCGCGATCATTTATCTTGTTCCTGATTTCAATTAATGCTTCGCTTACATTCATCATATCGTCCACCGCCCTTTATACTATGAACGGCATACGCACTTTGATGTTGTTATAGCGCCTGCCGGTAATCAGGTTGTCTGTCACACGACTCACTTCCCTTGCCATCACATCCGTGTCTGCCGTGTTGGTCAGCACCATCACCGCCACCTTAACCAAGAGGTCCGAAAAGACGGAAGGAAGTTCCACGATTGCTTCGCTGTCCGTAAGGTCTGCCAATGTGATTTGTGCCAGTTCCGCCCTGTACAACAGGTCGAAGTCCGTGTTCGTGTAGATTCTGTCCTGTATTACTTTATACTGACCGCATTGGTGCGGGTTAATCTGCTCAACCGCAGGAATCGGGTGCAGATGATAGCCGTCCTTTAACCGCATAACATCTACCATTGCGATAAGGTCTTCGGGCATTTCCGCCCCGGTTACCGCAAAGTCATACAGCGGTTTCGGGTCTTCCGTAGGATGCGCCTCGTTCCAAGCTACGACCTCTGCGTTCATATCTTCCTGCACATAGTGCTGAATCTTTTCCAAAAAATCGGAGTTTTTCATCGCCTTGTCTTGGTTAAGGTAGCGTATACATTCGTTGATGGCTTCCAACACATCGAAATCACTGTAAACCAACTCGTTAAAATCTTTTACTTTGTACCTGATTTTGTAAATCAGGTCTTTTACCTTAATTGCCATTTGCTCACCGCCTATCTTGTGGTGAAATACTTGGGTCTGTACTCTACTTTAAACTGCGGGTTCAAACGCAGGAACATATCGAAATAGTGCGTGTAATGTGCCATGTCGCCCTGTGCGCGGAAGAACATAGCCTTCTTTAGCATGGGGTCTAATGCCCATAATTCCATAGGGATTTCCGCTTTGATAAGCACCTCGTCACTGCCTGTTCCTATCCTGCCGCCCATCTCGTTGTCATACTTTACCTTATCGATAGTGTCGTCCAGTGAAATGGTCGTCCGCAGATGATAGCGCTCGTTGCCGTTCTCATCGAACTCGGTATCGAACGTCTGTAAATTTACATTTGAGATATCCTGTTCCATATTGCCCTTCCCCTGACATAAAAAAATTCAGGCCCCGATTACTGAACAAACATAATCAGGGCCTTGAACTTAATGGGATAATCCCCTAAACGGCCCTTCCGGGATTATTCCTGAATGTTGATGATGGCTGCGGAGGACAGCGGCTGGTCGAACTTCAGGCCGATGCTGGATTCGATAACGAATTCAGAATAGTTACCTTTTTTAGCCAGTCCCTGAACTTTCCGGGTCTTTTCAAACCATTTCTTTTCAAGATACTGGGAATCCAGTGCCAGCATAAAGTCGTTGGGGAACCACAGATGCGGTTTGCAGGTCACTTCACCGAAGTCGGTTTCCAGCGTGGTCGCAATCAGATTGGTCTTCTTGTCACCGGATTTGCGGGTGGTGTAGCTCATCGCATTCACGATTTCAGAGAAACGTGCTTTGTTATGCGGAGATGCCCACAAGGTATCCGGCTGACCACCACGACGGTATGCCATTTCCATTGCAGCGTTGATGTTGGCAACAGTGAAATCAGACGTACTGTTCAGATCAACTACGTTGTTCAGTACGCATACTACGCTGGTGCCAGCAGAGGAGGGAGTAACCTGTTTTGCCACAATATTTTCCACAGCAGACTTCATAGAAGGATACAGGGTAAAGATGGTTGCCGGAGTAGTGTCATCCAACCGTACATAGTACAGGGTGTTCTTTTTCAGGCCGGTCGGCATGGTCGCTGCATCAAAGTATACAAAGTCACCAGTCTTCAGGTTGTGAGCCGCAGAAGTGGTAACTTTGCCGCTGGTGGTATTAATGGTGCAGGACAGGGTTTTCTTGGTCATGAAGTAAGGCAGACCGCCGGTCATAGCTTCTACTGCGGAGGTGCCGGGTACTTTCTGATCGTTGTTTACGAAAGCATACTCAATATCACGGGCATGTTCGGTAAACGCTTTGGTTAGCTGACGATTGAATTCGTCACCACCACGATACACTTTACGCGCCTTGCGCTGCATGTCGGTCACGAAGCCGCTGGTCATGAAAATCTGAACCACGTTGTCCAGAGATTCCATGCTGCCCACCGGATGGCTGGTGTAATCTTCTTTTTCAAGATGTTTGTTGACCATCGGAGGATGCAGTTCTTCAGTAGGCCAGCTAAACATCGGCTCTACTGCGTTGGGTCCGTCCGGAATAGAGGACAGGAAAGGAGTTTTGTCGGGAGTGATACTGGTGATGATCGGGGAAATATCTTCCGCATTGCCCCATGCATCAAAAGTAAAACTCTGGTTCGCGGAAGGTCCGTTCCCGCGAATTACGCTTGCATTTGCCATAATGAATCACCTCATATAAAAAAATTTGTATTATAAAACCACCGTCAAGGTAGCCATGAAACAATATTCACAGCATCCTTGCGGTGGCTTTATTCCAATGTGTTTTGTTGTGTTGTTACTCAATCATCAAAGAAGTTGCCAAACATCTGCCCAATAGCAGCTTCCCTGTCGCGTTTGCTCATCTTGCCCAGCTCGCTTAACGGAGTGGTCTGTCTCGGAGCTTCGGCACCATTCCCTGGCTTCTCCACAAAGGCAGGTTTATTGACCACCTTCGGAGCCAACCCAACCCCGGTCTTCTTGGAATAAAATTCCAGACGGGTCTGATTGTACATCTCCTGAAGGGCTGGTAAATCAGCCGTGGTCAGCGTACCATTCTGCACCTTCTGGATCAGGGGCGCAATCTTGATGGCTTCTGCATACGGCATGTTGTTCACCCGGGAAATCATCAGTTTGTCGATAGCATCAAAGTTAGGCTCTTTCTGCTTCATTTCCTGAGTGAAGGCCACCACGGTCTGATATGCCTGTGCATGATCGTTCCGTTCGGCTTCCTGCGCCCTGCGGATGCTATCAACATCATGCATGATCTGGTTTCTGTTGTTTTCCACAGCCGCACGATATGCCGCCGCTTTCTCTACCAGTTCTGCATCGTCCGAGTATTCCGCAACATCCAGCTCATCCTGCGTGATGCCAATCTCTTTCATGGCACGTTCTTTCGCCATCTTGTTGACATTGGAATAATATTCCTTTGCCATGACTGTCTCATCCTGCGGCTCTGTCTGCTGTGCAGGAGCAACCGGAGGCTGTTGTGCCTGTGGTTGTACGGGAAGCGGC